CCTTTCAGGTAGTGAGGTTGCCGGCGTCGGCGTCGGTCAGGACGGCGCCGTCCTCGGTGACGAGGGTCGACCAGCCGCGATTGGCGAAGCCGGTGGCGCTGTTGGTGTCGTGGCCGGTGATGAGCTCGATCGGCTCGCCGTCGGGCGGATCGAAGTCCTCGCCCGATTCGAAGAATTCGACGTCGAGATCGAGCTGGATGCCGGCGAGATGGGTGGCGCCTTCGGCGTCGAAGGCGAATTGCGCGCGCATCGTCGTGATCTGCTGGATGCTGCGCCAGAGCTCGGCGCTGTTCATCACCGCGACCTCGACCTGGCGCTTGATGCGCCAGAGCTTCGCCTCGATCTGGGTGCGGCCGAGATCCTCGATCGAGGCGGCCTCGGACACCTCCGCGATCAGCCTGATCGCGGCCGTCGTGGTAAATTGCAGGTTGCCGCGCGCGCCGGAGACGCGCTGCTCGCCGATCAGCCGTGCCTTGATGATCGGATATTGCCCGGGCTGCGTTGGCCAGTCGCCGGGTGCATAGACGCGGTCGCCCGCGTCGGTTGGGTAGACGTCCGGCGCGCTCGGGCCCAGTGCGGCGAGCACCAGGCCGAAGATCGCCGGCGACGTCATACGGCGGCCTCGTTCATCATCAGCTTGGCATGGCCGTGCCCGTCCGGACGGACGTCGCGGACGACATAGGTCTTGCCGGTGCGCGGGATGTAGACGATGCCGCCCTGCGCTGGCGGATCGCAGAACAGCACCGTGCGCACGCCCAGCGCCGGGCCCACCGTGGTCGTTGTCGACCCGTCGGCGAGCTCGGTGACCGAGGCATAGGCTTCGTCGAAGACGGCGTCGTCGACGTAGAAAGGTATCCCGCCCGGCGGAGTGTAGAGCGGTCGCTGGTCCTCGCCGAATATCCCCATAACGGGGCCGAGGACCTCGCGATCCCAGTCGATCACGGCGGATCAGCTGCCCTGGCGACCGGTGCGCAGGACTTCCGGGCGCTTGCAGATGAAGAGCGGATACTCGTAGGCCTCCATGCGCCACCACGAGTTGCGGTCGCGGTCGAAGATCGGAACGACGTAACGTTCCTTCCCCGGCGTGTTGATCCACTCGAAGCTCTCGCCCGGCGCCATCGCCTTTTCGAAGATGCCCGGCGCGTTCTTCGGGAAGAACTTCACCTTGTCGTTCGGGATCTTGATGGTCGAGTTGTCGTCGGAGCCGCGGTAGTTGACCCACTCGACGCCGCCGAAGCTGAAATTGGCGAAGGCGCCATTTTCGCGGAGCTGCGCGGCATCCGACCAGTTCTTATAAGTCTTCTGGACGTCGACGTGGTTCGTGAACTTGTCGAAGAACGAGTCGCCGCAGAGGCCGACCACCGAGGTCATGGTCGTGAACGCGCCCTGCGAAGAGCGCGCCATCGAGCGCGTCATGTCGTTGATGATCGGGAGGAGCGTGTATTCGGTGTTGGCGTCGAGGTTGAACGCGATCTCGGCCGCGGCCGTGATCTCGAACTCGTCGAACCAGTTATACCAGACGCTCCCGTCGGCATCGAGGAGGTAGCCCTGCACCGCGGCGAGACGCTGATACTCCTCGGTATAGTCGAGATGGGTCAGGATGCCCGTGGGGCCGGCGAGACGACGCGCGACCTCGGTCTGCACCTGCATCAGCACCGATTCCTGGCCGAATTCGCGGACGTTCTGCAGCTCGTGGCTGTGGATGGTGTCGCCCTTGAAGATGCGCGGCACGTCGAAATAGCGCATCTTGCGGCGCTCGGTGGTGCGCTCGGCATTGGTCGGCTGACCGCGCTGGCTCATCGGCACCAGACTGAGCACGCCGTTCCGCTCCTCGACCGCCAGCGCGGTGGTGCGGATCGGGTTCGGCGTGAACAGATCCATCACGCTGAGGGTCTGCGGAAGGTGCGGGATCCGCTCGACTTGCGAGGTCAACGCGATCTCGGAGAACGCGTCGTTGCGGAAGATGTTGATCATGGACATCGGGTCGGCTCCATCGATGGGGCTGCGCGATGGGGCGCAACCGGACGGGCCTGGGGCGGCGCGGCCGCTCCAGACTGAGAACTGGTGGGGGGTGGGCGGCGCGGCCGACGGCCGCGCCGAGGTCAGACGCTGAGGATGCCGCGGGCGGTGAGCTGGGCGAGCGCGGTGGTCTTGTGCTGATTCGTGGTGACGTTCGGGCCCCATTCCAGCTCAGCGGCCTGCACCTTGATCTGACCACGCACGACGGCGACCGCACGGCGGTCGGCGGAGGTCGCATCGCGCCAGCCGCTCCACAGGATGACGGAGGCGTACTGGCGCCCGTCGGTGGCGGTGGGATCGTAGGCGGCGTACTTCGTCGTGCCGGTCACGGTGATGTTGAAGCTGTCGCCCGAGACGAAGTCGGTCGAGCCATCGGCCAGCGTGAAGCTGAGGCCGCCGGCGGTGAACACCGAGCCGACATTGCCATGACCGATTTCGACGCCGCTGGGGTCCTCGACGATGAAGACACCGGCATTGGTCGCCGGCTCGACCATGATCAGCTTGTAGTCGCCGGCGCGTGCCGCGGCCGAGACGGTGATGGCACCCATGGTGCCATTGCCGACATTCGCGCCGAACGGGGCGGCGGTGGCGGTACCGGTGAAGATCGCGGCCAGCACCAGGCCGGCGATGCAGACGCCGGCGCCGGAGGCGAGGATGATCGCCTCGCGCGTGATCATGCCGTCGCTGGGATCCCAGACGACGAAGCCGCCTTCGCGGCGGTTCTCGACGAGCGGCGTGACGGTGGGATTGCCCATTTGCGGGCTCCTTTCTTTGAATGAACCGGCGGCGCCTCAGCAGCTGCCGGTGGAGATCGGGAGGAGGTCGGCGTCCCGCGCGTCAGCGCGTCTTGATGCCGGCTTTCTCGAAGGCGGCGCCCCAGCTCGCGGCGACGGCCTGCTTGCCCGAGGGCGGCTGCGCATCGCTGCCGAGCTGGGTGTTGCGAGACTGGCGATCCTGGCGGGCATGGCGATTGCTGCGGCGGTCGTCGCGATCGTCGTCGTCGCAATCAGGCTCCTGCATCAGCACGGTGACCGCCTCCTGGCGGGTCATGCGCGTGGTGCAGGCAAGCGACACGGCGAGGCGCGGATTGCGGGCGGCCGCCTTGTGACCGAGGATGTGCGAGATGCGGGCCTGCTCGCGCCGACGCGCTTGGGCGGCCGCGCTCTTCCCCTTCATCTCGTCCTCGTCGTCGTCCTCGGCATCCTTGTCGTCGTCATCCTCGGCGGCGCGACGCGAGCGCTTGCCCTTGGGCTCGTCCTGGTCGTTGTCATCGTCGCCTTCGGAAGCATCCTTGTCGTCGTCATCCTCCGCGGCGCGGCGCGAACGCTTGCCCTTGGGCTCGTCCTGGTCGTCGCCGTCATCCTCCGACGCGTCCTTGTCGTCGTCGTCCTCGACCGCGCTCTTGTCGTCATCATCTTCGGCGGCGCGCTGGGGGGACTTCTTGGGGCGGGCGAGGCCGGCGAAATGCGCAAAGCGGCTCGCGCCCGCCATCATCAGGCTGGTCGTTTTCATGGTCACCTCTGTCGTGGGTAGGCGCGAAGCCTGCTGCCGGGCCCGGGTACCCGGCCGGGGATCAGTCGAGCTGCTTCAGCAGCGCCCGGAAGGCTGCGTCGGGCGCGGCAACCGCGTCGGCGAAGCCGATGTCGACGCCGGCGGCGCCGAGAAACGTTCCGGCCTCGGTCTTCGCGACATCGGCGGCCGAGATGCCGCGGTTGCGCGCGACCGTTGCGTCGAAGAGCTTGCCGACCGCCGTGACGTCGGCCTGCAGGCGATCGCGCGCGCCGTCGGAGAGTTCGAGCATCTCGCTACCCTCGCCCTTGAAGGCACCCTTGGTGACGAGCGTCGGCTGAATGCCGGTCTTCGACAGCCATTCGGCGATGGACAAGTGGACGTAGATCACGCCGACTGATCCGGTACCGCCGGTCCGTGGTACCCAGAGGCGCCCCGGATCCACGGCCGAAGCGATCGCGTAGGCCGCGGAATAGGCGCTCTCGCCCAGGATCGCCGCGATCGGCTTGATCCCGCGCGCCGCATAGATGGTGTCGACCAAGTCGAAGCAGCCGGCGACCTCGCCGCCTGGGCTGTCGATGTCGAACGCGATCGCGTCGACCTCAGGGTCCTGGAGGGCCTGCAGTAGCTGCAGGCGGATGCGGTCGTATCCGGAAACCCCGAATAGATCTCCGTAATGCCACAGCCAGCCCAGGCGCTGGATCAGAACGCCATGGATGCGGATGACGGCAACGCCGGCGACGACGTCGTACGGTCGGTTGCGCTCGTCGCGAGCTCCGCGCGGTAGACCCCATTCATCGCCAGCACCGTTATCGCTCGCCGCGCCGCCGTCTGCGGCCATGCCGACCGAACGCTCGAGCAGCTGCAGGGCAAGCGAGGCGGCCGATGGCAACAATGCCAGGGTCGAGTTAAAAAGCCCGGTCGCGATGTGGCGGGGGAACTGCGTCACCGACGCTTGCTCCGCGGCGTTGTCGACGTCTCGATGGCGATCGGCGCGAGCACGATCGCGGCGTCCACACGACGCTCGATCACGGCGGGCGCTTCGACGATGTGCAGGCTCTCGCCGCCAATGAGCCGCACGGCGCTGCCGCCGGGTGCCTCGTCGAGATAGGCGATCGCGGCCACGGCGAGGCGCAAGGCGCGGGCCCCGCCAACGCGGGTGACATCGATGAACATGAATCGGTGCTCCTAGCGGATGCGGCCGCGCATCGACTGCGCGCTGGGCTTGGCTGGGCTCTGCGCCGCCTCGGTCGCGCTCATGTCGACGCCGAACCATTGCGGGCGGGGGAGCCCCAGCTCTTCCATCCGGTGATATTCTATCGCGCGCTGTTCGAGCGTCTCTTCCCAATCCAGGCCCTGCTTCGCCGATTCCTCCTCGAGGGTGGAAAGGCCGGCATCAAGGCCGAGGACGACGCCCTGCCGCTCGGCGACCGGATCGACCCATCCCCGGGCGACGCCCAGCCATCGGCCGCGGGCATAGGCGGTCCGCATCTCAAGATAGGAAGGCGCGTTGCGCGGAAGCGGCAGCTCGTTGCGTTCGAACGGCTCCTCGAGCCAGGTCGCGATCACCGGCGTGGCCGTGTTGGTGTCGAATTCGTCGCAGCGACGATTATAGGTTTTCTCGGATTGCACGATGCCGGCGCGGGCGCTCGACCAGCTCGCCTCGGAATAGTCGTTGGTTACCTCCTCGGCCGAGGTGCCGAGGCAGATCGAGAAGGCGCGCAGCATCTCGTGCGCGAAGGGGGTAACTTCCTGCTGACTGCTGCCCGGGCTGACACTTTCGATCTTCTCGCCGGGTGCCAGCGTGGCGAACTTGAACCCCGTGATGCCGACATCGCGCTCGCGGTGGAAATCCATCCGCATGTCCTGGTACCAGCCCATGCCGGCTTCCTCGTCCTCGCTTTCGAGGGCGTTGCGGACCATTTCCGTGTCGAAGGGCGACGTGACGTAGAGGCCAAAAGCAGTGGCGACGGTCTCCGCCTGCAGCTTCACGCCATAGAGCCGCGACAGCATTTTCAGGTACCGAAGCGCGGGGGCGAATATCGAGACCCCACGGCTCTGGCCGAAACGATCGGCGTCGAAGTCGTGATAGACCCGCCGCCAGCCATCGGGATCTTCCGCAGCGACGCGGTCCCAGGTCATGCTCTCGACGGCATTGTACCAGTCGAACTGATGCGCCTTGCGGATGTGGTAGGCGACGGCGACACCATCGTCGTCGAGCTCGACGCCGCCGCGCATGTAACGGGTGTCGGGGCCCATGTTCGGGGTGGACAGGCGGTCGGGATCGATGCCCTGAAAGGCGGTGGCGTAGGCGGCGGCGCCGGCGCCGATGCGGTCCTCACGCCACTGCGCGACCAGCAGCGATTCTCCGTCGACCAGCTTGTGGCCCAGGCAGAGGCGAAACTGCTGGGAGATCGTCAGGCGGCGATTGACGTCGTTGTAGTGCCCGAGATCCTCGGAATAGGTGCGCCACAGCGCTTCGAGCGCTTGCCGGTACTCGTTGGCCCAGACTGCGTCGAAGCCCTTGGCGTATCGCGAAAGTGCACGATAATCCGCCTTCGACACGAAGCGATATGACGCGCCGATGGTCGAATCGAGGATCCGCGCGATCGCGCCGGACGCCCACGGATCGTTACGACGAAGATCTCGCGCCCGCCCCGCGATCCGATCGCGGTGGATGTTGATTTCGCTGTCCGGCGAGCGGACCTGCGGCATCCAGGTCCCGAGTTCCTGCGATGTCCAATCGGCGGCATCGTAGGGGAAGAAATTCTGCATCGGCCCGCTGAGCGAGCCCTGCAGACGACCGCGGCGGCCGCCCTCACGGATGCGCGCGATCGCCGCCGGCGGGATGACCGCGCCGCGGCTATCGAACACCGCCGGGGGCTGGTTCATGCGAACCGCACGCCGATCGCACGCCGCGGCGCCGAGATCAGGCCAAGCTGTGCCTGCAGCTGGCGGATCGCCTGCTGCAGGGCCGGGATATCCGCGGTCGAATAAGTGACGGACTTGGCGCCGTCACCCTGCGCGTAATTGGCCGACTGGATCTTTCGCCCGGCGACCAGGTCGAGATAGTCCAGCTGCATCTGCTGCAGTCGTTGCTCGAGGATCGAGCGGTCGAGGCCGGCGAGGATGCTCCGGCTCGGATCGTAGCGCATCACGCCGCGAGCTCCGTGCGCGCACGATGCGCTGCTTCGATGCGACGGCACGACGTATCGAAGTGCCCTTCATCGATTTCGATCCCGATGAACTCGCGACCGGTCTGCACCGCGGCAACGCCGGTCGTTCCCGATCCCATAAAGGGATCGAGCACGGTCGTGCCGCAGATCTTGAGCATTTGTTCGAGGAGAGGAACCGGCTTGCCGGCTATATGGTGCTTGTCTTTCGCGGCGAGGCCCACCCGAAATACGCCCGGCGCAACGACGCCTTCCAGCGGCATTCGTCCGTTGCTGCCCCAAAGCAAGTATTCGCACTGGTTTCGGTACCGGCCGAGCTGCGGACGAACGCCCTCCGTCTTGTCCCAGACCGCGATCCCGCGCCAGATCCAGCCACCGGACTGCAAGGCATCGCTCGTCGTCGGGAGTTGGCGCCAGTCGGTGAAGACGCCGACCACCGCGCCTTCGCGAGCAACGTTGCGGCAGGCGCCGAGCCAGAGGGCTGACCAATAGCCGAAGGACCGCTGATCGCGGTTGTCGCCGCTGAATTCGCCATGTGGGCCATTGCGCCCATTGCCTTGGTATTTCGCGGTGGGGGCAGCAACGCGGTCACTGCGGAAGAGGCCGCCTGAACTATACGGCGGATCTGTCACGACGGCGTCTACCGTACAATCCAGCTGCCGCAGCACGTCCAGACTGTCGCCAAGGTAGAGCGTTGCGCTGCCGATCTTCTCGACGCGAAACTGGGTCATGTCTTACCTTTCAGGCGAGGCGGCCGCCGAAGCGGCTCGTGCTGGATCGACTTCGCTTCGCTGCCGGGGCCGGCACGATCGGCGCCGCCGGCGGGGCTGAGACTGCGGGCACGGAGGGAACATGGGTGGGGGCGGGCCGCGGCGCCGGCGTCGGCTCGCGGGCAGCGTCGGCCGCAGGTGGATGGGGCGTGACGGTCATCTGGGCGCCCACCTTTTCCGCTTCGCGGTTGAGCTTGAACCCGCGGTGCATCAGGCCGTGGAGCGCGGCGTAGGCGTAGACGCGGCAGTCGAGAGCCTCGTTGGCGCGACCGGCTGGGAGCACCCAGACGCGGAATTTCTGCCCGCCCTGTTCCTTGATCTCGATCTGCTCGGCGGTGAGCTGGGCGAAGTAGCCGGCGTCGCGATCGACGCTGAAATGCATGTACCCGTGCCCGGGGCGCTCCTTCTGCAGGTAGCCCCGGATCGTGTCCTTCGCGGCGTTCACGCCGATGATAACCGGGCGATAGGTCTTCTTCGACCGCGCGCTGGGGCGCTTGGTCGGCCAGACCGGATTGCGCTGGCCTGACCGTGCGCTCTCTCCCTTGACGCCCCAGATCGAGCGGCCGAGGCGCGCCTTCGCGAAGTCGTACACGGCGTTCGTGTGATGACCGCCGGTGTCGATACAGGCCGCGCTGATCGCAAACGGCCGACCGTCAGCGCGAAGCCACCGCCGCATCAAGAACTCGTCGAGCGCGGCCTGCGTCTTCGGGTCGTCGAATTCGCCGTCGATCACCTCATAGGCGATCGACCAGCTTTCCTCGTCCCGCCCCCAGCCGACGATCTCGATCTCGACGCGGAAGTCCTGGACGTCGATGCCGGCGGTCAGCATCGCGACGCCGTCGGGGATCTCGGCGGCCCATAGTTGCCGCCGCTCGAGGAGGGCGTCGGCGGTGAGCGCCTTGCCCATGTTCTTGCGATAGGTCAGCGCCAGCTGGGTATTGTAGAACGTCTGCTTGCCGTCTTCATCGACAGCGGCGAGGAATTTGGCGGCAATCTTCGGCGGGGCATCGTTTGCCCACGGGCTGAACAGCTTCGAAGCCTGAAAGCCGGCGTGCTCGTTGGGCACCGCCCAGGTCGCGCAATGGCGGCACTTCGCCCGGTAGACGCCCCACCGGTTTGACGACCACCAATCCCACACGCGGGCGGCAGGATCGAGGCCGTTGGCCTCGTCGATCTCCCAGGCCGCCGCATAGGCGTCGAGCGGGCGCTGCAACTCACCGCAGCATTCGAAAGGCCGCGTCTGATGCCAGCGGATCGTACCGAGCGCGCGCAGCCGCTGCCCTTCCGACCAGCCGGCGGCGCAGGCCTCGCAATAGACCCGCGCCGTCTCCGGCCGGTGGGTCTTGCCGTCCTGGCCCTTCTCCCAGTGGACGTGCTTGAAGAAATCCAGGAACTGCCGGTGGCCGCAATGCGGACAGGCGGCCGAGGCGCGGCGCTGGTCGGACTGGCCGTAGCGGACCTCGATCTTGCTCTCGCCGGTGATCGTCGGCGAGCAGACCGCGACATTCAACGAATTCGATTCGAAGGTGGCCTGGCGCTCCTCGACGATATCGAGGGGGTTGCCTTCCTTCAGCGGCAGGTACTTGTCGACCTCGTCGCACATGACGAGGCGAACCGGGCGACGCGCCAGATTGTCCGGGCTGCCTGCGCCCACGATGCCGAGGAAGCCGCCGGGGAAAGCCTTGTAGTCGACGGTCTCGCCGGCGGCGCGGGACTTCGTCGAACCGACCAGGCCGCGCAGGACCGGCGTGGCCTTGATGAAGGGTCCGATTCGTTCCTTCGAAAACTGCAGCGCGGCCGCGTCCTTCGGCTGCGTGATCAGCATTGGACAGGGATCGAGATGGGCGTGGTAGCCCGTGAGGTTCTCGATCAGGGTGGTCTTGAGCAGCTGCGTCGCGACCATCGCCGAGATCTTGCGGACGCCGGGCTCGGTAGCGGACAGCATGGGGCCGCGGGCGATCTCGACCCGGGCGGTGCGGTATTTGCCGGAGGTGCTTCCGGCCTCCTTTGCCAGCACGCGAAAGCGGTCGGCCCACTCGGGCACGCTTATCCGCGGGGGTGGCGTCCAGCCGCGACGCGCAGCGCGCCGCAGTCGTTCAGTCTTCGGCGGTACCGCTGAAGTCGAGGTCCGGTTCGCCGAGCTCGTCGAGCTGCTGGTGGACATAGGGCTTCAGCGCCTCCGCCAGCTTCACGCCGTCGATATCGAGATCGGCGGCGAGCAGCGGGGCGAAGCGGCCAGGCCAGGCCGACCAGGCATCACGGGCGGCACGACGATCGTCGAAGATGACCCGCTCGGCCTCCTCGATCTCGACCAGCTTGCCGGCTTCCTTCTGCGCGACGAGCAGGTGCTTCAGCGCGAGGGCGTTCTCCTTGATCGCGGCCGCCTCGACCTTCGACCGGAACTGGCCGGCGAGCAGCTGCTCGATAAAGCCGCCGGCGATCTCCTCGTCGATCTCCTCGTCCGCCACGGCGGCCTTGAAATCGGTGACGACCTCGTCAACCGCGGCGGCGACTTCAGGCGCAACCTTGCGCCGGTTGCGGGTTGCGGTTGCGGGGGCCGGTTGCGCGGTTGCGGCCTCGGCCTTGAACCTGCCTGCGCCAGCGTCGCGCATGCGCTGGTCAGACGCGACAGCATCGACGAGATCGCCGGAAAATACGAGAATACCGCGGCTTTTCCATTTCGTCGCGGCTTGGCGGGAGGCGCCGTGCGTCGCCGCGTAAGCGGTCAGCGATAGCAGCATTGCCCTCCCCTACCCGCTACCGGTTGTACCCCCGCAACCAACTTTTCGACCTCGTAGCTGGCCAAGCATCGAGCGCGCGCAATACCCACATTGCGGTGAGGGCGTGGAAGGACCCATGACCGGGGGGGGTGGGGGTGAGACGGGCGGGCTGACCGCGGCGGACGAGCCGGCGAGGTCAGGGCCAAAGTGGCCGGAGGCCATCTCGATGGCCGTACCGAGGATCAGACCGAAGACGGCGCCGGCGGCGGCGATGACGAGACGGATCTGCGCTCTCGTCGCCAGCAACGCCATAGATCAGTGGCCGAGCGCGACGATGTCCGCAGCCGTGGTACCGCTGGCGCGGACGTACTCGGGACGGATCGGTAGCAGCGTGCCGTTGGGCACGTTCTTGAGGATGACGTCGGCGGTGGAGTTGGCACCTTGGAATTTGAGGTCGCCGCCGGTGCCGACCCATACCGCGAAGGGAATGACGTCGAGCTTCGTGTCGCTGGGTGTGATCGCCCATGCCGATGCGCAGGGGGCGGCCTGGTCGGCTGTAACCGGGATGGTCATGGCGGTTCCTATCGTCTTGGCTGCAGCGCCTTGCGCATCGCGGCGTCGAATTCGCGGGCGGCGTTGAGGGCGAGGTAGCGCTGGGCGCGGCCGCGAAAGTCGATGCGCTTCGGCGCCAGCGTCGTGTCCTCGAAGCGGATCAGCAGGCTTAGGCCGGTGCGAACCCCGTCGACCTTACCCTGCGTGTTCCCCTTGGTGCCCCGATCGCCATCGCGTCGAATGCCGCGTTTCGGCCGTTGCCAGACGCCCGAGATCTTGCCGCCCTTCCTGAAATTCACCGTGCCGACGAAGACGTCGGGCTTGCGCTTGAGCCGCGCCAGAGTGCCTTTCGTCAGGTTGCCGTACTGGTTCAGCCCGATATTCTTCGGCGCCAGCATGCCGCGCTTTTTCCCGAGCGAGCGCGGGCCACCGACGAAATACGGAGCGAGGTAGCTCTCCGGCGCCCCGGTGTCGGTGCCATCCTTGGGGTAGACGATCGCGATCGGCTTCGTCTTCGTCGCCGACTGCAGCGTCCAGGCCGAATTGGTGAAAGGTGTCGGGCTGTCGAAGGTGTCCGCCAGCAGCTCGTTCTCGACCGCCTTCACACCTTGCGCGAGGCGGGTCAGCGCGAGGGCCATGGCGAAAGGCGCCTGCTTAGCGCGGAGGTCGACGAAGGCTTTCTGGACGGGCTTGAGGTCGCCGCGGATGCTGATTGCCAGCACTGGCGCTTATCGTGTCCTGCCGCGCGCGATGAGGCGGAGATCTCGGCCCAGCACGTCCAGCTGGTCGAGCAGTTGCTCGGTCGCTTGATGGGTCCGGCGATCGTTGCCGGCGATCCGGCGCAGACGATCAAGTTCGTCGCTCGCTCTTTCGAGGAGCACGGGGAGCGGCGTCGGAGCGGTCGTCACGCGCCTGCATCCTCGCGCATGCGGTCGACGAAGAAAACCTCGGTCTGCTTGACCGAGAAGCCGAGCGACCCGAGTCGCGCGGTCAGTGCGGCCTTGGCAACGTCGTCGGCGCCGGCCTCGGCCGGCAGCACGAAATCGAGCTGCGTGAGCAGCGCCGGTTTGTCGGGCGAGTGCTTCACCCGCACGAAATCGGCGAGGGTCGCGGCCAGCAGCGTGGCGGCGGCCGCCTCGTCATTGCCGTGCGCGAATTCCACCTTGGGAGGATTGATGCGGTAGCCGATATGGCACCCGCCAAGCTCGATCGACTTGCGCTTGCCGTCGGTCAGCGCCTCGAAATTGGCCGCGAACCACGGCTTGAGCTGCTTGGCGATGTCCTTCAGCTCGGCGTCGATCGGCACCAGCAGCGCATCGGCGGCGGCGTTGATCTTCTGCAGCTCGGCATCGCGATCGGCGATGATCTTCTCGGCCTCGCGCGCCTGGGCGGCGTAGCGATCGGCGAGGACGAGCGCATGCTCTTTCGTCTGCGGCGCGCGCTGGGCGGCCGACCGGGTTCGGGCCATGGGGATCCTGCGGAGAGGCTCGACGCACGGGATCGCCGCGATGGCGAGAGGCGGAGCTGGCTGGAATGAAAAAGCCCGCCGGGGGGAGGCGGGCTTTAGCGGTCGCAATTCGACACAATGGCAATTTGAATAGGGAAAATGCCGGTCCCAGTCAACTCGGATGAAGCATCGGTCCGAAACGGATCGATCGCGAAGGCGGTAGCGCTTGCCGATCATAGTTTCAGTGTGTATAGAAAATCCATCAGCCGCGGCTGATCGGGCGCCCCGCCGGACGGATGGGCAGGAGATTTGAAATGCGGACCTACATCCAACTCGCTCAGACGGTCGCTGGCGAAATCGGCCATAACGGCTGGATGATGACCCTGAACTGGAGCCAAGCGCAGCAGGACGCCCGCGGCAACTTCAACGTTCCCGTCGTCCACCGGCTCGATCGCGTCACCTCCTATATCGGTGACGAGCGAGGCATCCTTTTAGCGCCATTCGGCGGCGCCGCTATCGATGGTCTCGACTTCGCAACCGTCGCGGAGATCGAGGCGCGCGGCAACGCTCATCGCCGCGCCTGCGATGCCGCGCTGGGCTACGATCCCTCGAAGGTCGTGGTTCGAGGCACCGGCTTCGGCCCCGGAGAGGCCATTGACCGTGCCGAATGGACGTGGGGCTGATGGACATCTCATCGCGCAGGTCGGTGCTTTGACCTACATCACGCAGATCGTGCTCAACGATGGTCGTCGCTATCGTATCGACGCAGCGGCGATCCCCACCCCTGTCCTCGCAGCCACGCGAGAGATCTTGCCCGTCGCACTCGAGCATGGGCGGGCACCCATGTCTGCCCTCCATCCGGAGTTGTCCCTCCACGCTGAAAAGCGCGGGCCGACGCTCCTCGCCACCGTTCACGGACCGGTTCGCGCACCTTTCGATCTCGTCGCTCAAGCGCCCATGATGCCGCTGATCAGCATCGGCGTTGCACCAAAGTCGCGCGGCGCGAGTGACCTGTGGCGGGCGCTGGTCAATGTCACCGTCACCCTTGATGACCACGGCAATCCGGTCCCGATCGCGCTGGACGCTCCCGAAATCGCGGACGGCCCGCCCGGGGCGCCGTGGCTCGGCGTCGCCGTCCATCTCGGCTTCGGCGTGTATCCCGAGACGCACGCCTGGATGGCGCGGTTCGAACAGGCGATTGCGGTGCTATGGGCAGGGCGATGACACTGAAGCGCTCACCTGGTCGACCTCTCAAGTCCAGGGACGAAAAGAGCGTTCGGATCAACATTACGCTGTCCCCCGCGGCGATCGCCGTGCTCGATGCGAGTGAAGAGCCGCGATCGACACTGATCGAGCGCCTGATCATGGCGCACGCCCCAGCCTGATTGCGATCAGGCAGCTTGCTCGCCGAGCAGCAGCCCCCAGTTCCATTTCTCCCGGATCTCGATCGCGAGGCCGTCGAACTCGGCGCCGGCGGCGGCGAGATCCTCGCCCATTTCGCGGCCGAGCGCCCGGAGCGTCATCGGCGCGATGAACAGGTGGGTCGGGATGATGGCGCCCTCGCGCGCACGCGCGATCGCGGCGCGGAGTTGCGGGACGAGCAGCTCGGCGGCGGCCGTGGGCCGGGCTTCCGGAGCCTTCGGCGCACTGGGCCGCGCCGGCACCGCCAGCTCGGGCACGTTCAGCAGCGGGGCGATGCGGCCGTAGAGCAGGTTGGCGCAGAGCTTCACCGCGCTGCGAACCTTGCTCTCCCCCTGGCTGCGCTTAGCATCGAAGGCGGCGGCGGCGACGCTCGCCAGCGTCTCGTTCCGGCAGACGACGGCCTCGAAGATCCCGCGGTACTGCGCCGGCACATGTTCGCATGCCATTCGATAATCCTCGCGCGCATGAGCTTGCGCCGCATGGCGGGCGAGGAGATCCATCGCGCCGAAGCCGCCGCCGCTGCGCCCCTCGTAATTGGCGGTGCAGCCGATCGTATCGAAAGCAAGCGCGTGGACGCCGGCATACCATTCGCAGGCGGCCGCCTCGTGCGCCTCGAGCACGCCGGAGCGCTGCAGGACCTCGACACGGGTCAGCTTGCGCACGGTCTCCGCGATCGGCGTGGCCTGCCCGGGCAGCCGCGGTACCGCGACGACGTCGAGGATGGCAGGATCGCGCTGGATCTCCGGCACGCCGGCGACGGCCGCGGCCTGCTCGAGGCGGGCTGCCTTAGGGTTGGCGCGCCGGCGCGCCTGGGCTCGGCCCCGATCGGCCTTCTCCTGCGTGATCCGCGTCCGCCGCTCGGCCGACGTCTCCTTGATCCATCCAGCCGTCGACGCTGCCGTCCGCGACGCCTTCCGAGCGGCCTCGGCCTCGCGCCGATCGGCGGCAATCTGCCGCTCCGCCTGTATCGCCGCCGCACGCAGCGCCTTGTCCGCGGCGCGCGTGGCGCGCGCCTCCTCGCTCAACCTGACCATGATGCCCTCCGCCCAGATCTCGATAATGGTGTGTGCTCAGATGCTTGAGCAGTGTCGTTTCCGTCCGGCGGATCAGCCGCGCGCCTCGCGCACCATCCGCTTGCGTTCGGATGCGCTGGCATAGGCCCAACGAACGGCATCGATGCCCGGCGGACAGGGCGGCGCCGGCGGCGGCAGATCTGTCCGCGGCGGGCCGAGCTCGGCCGGCGTCGCGTGCCGCGCAAGGCCGGCCTTCGTCCGGAGCAGGCGCGACGGCGTGGTTTGTCCCGGCGACGCGAAAAACCAGCCGCGGCCGCGGCAGTCGATGATCTTGCACCGGCCAGGCCGGTCGACCAGCGAGTAATCGCGACCGCGCAGCGCGGCGATCGCCGCCAGGTCGACATCGAGGAAGGTGTTACAGCGCGCGCACCGAAACATGACGATCGAACCATGGTCGATCATGCCGCCGACCGTTGCCGCCCAGGTCGGCCAGAGGTGAGTCACGGACATGGCGACGGAACATAGAGGGAACGATTGCTGTAGGAAATGGACCGCTACGCGTGTCCGCGGATCGGTACGACGTTGCCCTGGCTGATCACGGTCCAGCCACGGCGCTGCAGGACCTCCAGGACCTCGGTGTCGGACAGCTCGCCGGTACGGTCCGGCAGTCGGATCGATCGCGCCCGGCCCGGCGTCCACAGGATATCGCCGCGCCGGTAGAGCTCGCGCACGATCGTGCTGGCGCGCTGGGGCGTAAGGTCGAAACTGGCGCCGATCTCTCTCAGGCTGGGCGATTGGCCGTAATCGCGAAAATAGCGGCGCACGAATTCGAGGACGAGTACGCGCAGCGACGACGACGTCGAAGAAAGTCGCAGCTCCCGCTGCCTGAAACTGCCGCCCATCATGCGCCCGCCTCCGTGCGGAACGTAGCGCAAACGCCGGTGGGGGCAAAGCGTGCCGGTTGTGCGGTCAGTGGTTTAGCTTCGGTTACGCCACCTCCGTCCAGCCCTGTCGCAGGAAATGCCGGCGGACGATGCCGGCCGCGAGGAACGGGTAGATCAGGAAGGGCAACACCAGCGAAAGCGCCAGCACGACGCCGGCAATCGCTAGCGCGTTCGCGATGTCGTTCGGATTGCTGATGCCGGACGCCTGCAGCATGTACGGGCTGGCCAGTATCGCAGACGTCCCGAGGATCGACCATGCGGTCAGCACCAGGCTGTTGACGGCGAAGTAGAGCACAACGTGTCGCCAAACCCCCTTGAGCACGAAATAGAAGGGGCCGAACAGCAGCGCCCATAGGAACGGCGCCGAGCAGGTTTCGACATACCCATTTCCTGGATGTTGAAAGCGCATAATCCCCTACCCCCAAGTCAGATGATCAGCCGGCCGATCAGTTTCGATCAGGCTCCTCGCTATCATGCGTCAGCCGGCCGCCCGATCGTTCAGCGCGGTACTCCGCCTGATTTTCACTAAGACGGAGACCGGGTCCGGGCAGCTTGCCAGCGAGCGACATCGCAATCCGAAGGACTGACGCGCGGTCGGCCGCGCTGAGCTCTTGGAAGCATTCCACGAGAACGCGGGCATCATAACTTAGGTTTGGGGCGGAAGGTGCGCCTGCATCAGGGTCATCCGACTCGCCACTAAGGTACTCAGGCGTCGTACGCAGCTCCCGTGCTATCTTGTGCAGGTTCTTCGAGCCTGTCTTGTTACGGGTGAGTAAGGCGTAAATCGCTGGTTGTGACAAGTTTACAGCGCGCGCCAGCTGCGATTGGTTGATTCCAATCGCCTCCATCCGTTCCCGTACGCGATCGCCTAGTGCCATGCACGCATGGCTATGACTCTGGTTATACCCTTCAACACAAATAGGGTATTGATCGGCCTATAAACACAGTTATACATCGCGTCGTCGCTGTGATTCGGTCCGAATCGGAGACAGGTCGATGCTGGGGTTGTATGATGCCAGAGGTCGCTGAACGCTACGCCTCGCCGGCCGACGCTTTGCGCGCTGGAGTGGAGATCATCGGCGGCCAAGCCGCTACCGCGCGACTTCTCGGCTGCTCCCAGCCAACGGTATGGCGCTGGCTTGCCAAGGAGAAATCCCTCCCGGCTGAGCATGTCCTCACGTTCGAGAGAGCCACCGGCATCCCGCGTGATCAGATCCGCCCTGACATCTACCTGGGCGAACAGGCCGGAAGCGTCGAACCGAACCTGTTCGACCGATTTGGTGGTATCCAGGCCACGGCCGAGGCAGCGAACGAAACCGTGGCGACGGTTCTGCGCTGGTATCAAGACCGTCGAATTCCGTCGGACCGGCAGCCGCTCATCCTTCGTCGCGCCGCGGAGCTCAAGCTGGGCATCACCGCCGAAGACGTGATCTTTCCCTTCCCGGAAGACCGGAACGCCTGAGATGGTCACCGATCGCGCGCCCCGCCTGCCCGGCACCGACCCTAGCCGCCGCCCAGGTGCGATTTCCGGCGGAATTGCGCGAATTTCGACGCGGGGCGTCGAACGGTTGATCCGCGCCAGTGCCACCCTCGCCGCCCAGGTCGAGGGGCTGTGCTCGGTTCCCGACGTCCCGCCATCGACGGCCATGCAGCAACTGCGGCCTGCCGCGCTCGCCGTGCAGCAAGAGCTCGCGCGGATGGGCGTGCTCACGTCGCGTGCGGAGGACCGTCGGTGAGCACTCCAGCCTACCAAATCGGCCTTAGGCTTTTTCGGCAACGCATGGGCAGGCGGGCGTGGGGTTACGTGGATCGTCGCAAGCGCGAGTTCCAGTTCTCGGCTGACCTTGCCGAGGAGCTCTATCGGTGGAGCCGCGAGTTGGCTCGCCTTGAGCGCAAGCTCCCCGAATACGAGGCCGACGGCGACCTTTCCCGGATCGAACGCACCAGATCAGACATTGCGTGGCATCGCAAAATGCTCGGCCTACCGGGCGTCGCATCATGACCAAGCTGCGCGATGCCGCCAGCCATCATGGCGCGCTGATGACGGTCGCGCGGACGATCGGCTGGCGCCGCGCGGCGCGCATCGCCGGCCGCTCGGAACGCACGCTGCGTGCCTGGTCCGAGCCGGATGCCGACCGACGCATGCCGTTCGAGGTCGCGCTCCGGCTCGATATCGCCTGCCTCGACGCCGGCGCCGACGTCGCACCGTTCGAAGCCGCCTACCAGGCGCAGATGGCGATCGCCCGGGCCCGCGCGTCGGTGGCGGTCGCCGGCAACAACGGCGCCGACCATGTCGCGACGGCGATGCGCGAGACCAGCGAGGCGTTCGCCGCGCACTACGTCGCCGCCCAGCCCGGCGCCATGCCGGCCGCCCTGCAGATCGCCGATCGCGAGACGCGCGAGGCGATCGTCGCGCTCGGCCGCACCCTCTCCCCTCGATCATCCGGACGAAGGATCCGCCGATGACCAGCATCCTGGAATTGCCCGCCGTGCGGCCGACCGCCGGCATGTACCTGCGCAAGCGTCGCGAGGCCGCCGGCCTGTCGATCGACGAGATCGCGCTCGCGATCACGCGGCAGCCACCGGCCAAAGACCACGCGAGCGCCTATGTTGCCCGCGAACTGGACGCGGCCGAGCGGGAGGTCTCGATCCTGCCGCCCGGGCTCCTCGTCAACCTGAGGATGACCTTCCCCTTCGATCCCGAGATCTACGGGTTCCTGGTCGCCAACGTCCCAACCCCCGCGATCTGCCGAGTCTGTGCCTGCAGCTGGCACGACCCATGCACCCATCTCGACGGCACCCCGTGCGCCTGGGCGGAGCCGGATCTCTGTACGGCCTGCGCGGTCACCAGCCGATCGCCCGCCGGGGAGATCGGATGATGGGTACTAAGGCGAACCCGAGCCCGATCGACGCCTACGCCGCGGCGTTGCCCGACGAGCCCATTTTCACGCTGGCGGCGAGCGATCCGCTGGCATCGCAGATCGTCGGGATCTGGGCGGCTGTCCGTCTCGGTGACCTCGATGCAGCGCGTCGTGCCTTCGATCGCATGATCGAGCTCTTCGGCCCCGTCTATGCCGCCGAACCCGACTGGTACCGCGGCGAATCGGCCTACCATGTCGCCACCGACATGCTGGCCTGGGCCAGGCAACACCCGACCGGTGCGGCACGTCCGCAGGATGTCTTCGGTGAGGCGCTGCCGGGATGACCGCGCGCGCCGCCATCATCATCATCAACCGGCCGAGCATGGGGCTGCCACCCCATGCTCGGCCTCGTCCACGTCACGGGAGGACCCCCATGTCGCGAACTACCCACGTCCCTAGCCGAAGGCGCGATCTCGCGCACCCCCGCATGCGGCGCGATCCGTTCGATCGTGCGGCCGTCGACGGGCGCCTCGCCGACCAGCCCGCCTTCTTCCGCGACGAGGCGGGCGACCTCTGGCTGAGCCTGCCGGCGTCGCTCGGCTTCATCATGATCGTGCTCGCCGGCTGCGCGCTGGCGGTCGAGGGGTTGGGCATGGCGCTCGATTGGTGGTTCTCGTGAGCGGGCTCTTTCTTCCCCCGCTGCTGACGCCGCTTCTGGCGTGCTGGGCGAGCAGCATCGTCGAAGCGCGCGCGCCAAACGAGACGATCGACCGGCAGGGTCCATACATCGAACGCTGGTACCTCGCCCGCAAGGCGATGGTCCCTCTAATCGGCGGCCCTGCGGCCGAGGACACGATGCTGAGCCGGGCGCTGATCCCGAGCGAGATCGAGAACGTCTACATCCATCGCTATCTTCGCTCCGACGCCGAGGACGCTCACGATCATCCCTGGGACAACGTGACGATCGTCCTCGCCGGCGAGGTGGTCGAGGAGACGCCGGCCGGCACCCAGGTCCTGTTGCCGGGTGCGATCGTCCTGCGCGTCGCCGAGCAGCTGCATGCGATCCGGTCGGTGCGCGCCGATACGCTCACCTTGTTCGTGACGCTGCAGAAGCGCCGGGAATGGGGATTCTTCGGCACGCACGGCTGGGTCGGCTGGCGCCATTACAGACCGATGTTCCGGGATCGACCAGGCGCAGGCGATGGCGACGGTCGCCCGAACTTCGTCGACTGGGAGGGCTATGCGAACGCGCGCTACACGCCGTCACCGGCGCTGACCCGGCTGCCTGAGTGGGATGTCGTCCGTACCGGCTGGGGCGGACAGCCGCATAATTTCGACGACCTCGCTCAAGTCGGAGACCGTGAAGAAGGTCAGGCGTCATGAGCCGCCGTCCAACCCGACTCGATCGACTGCAGCGCAATGCCGAGCTGGCCCGGCTGCAGCCCGCGCCGCCCCCGGCCGCCAAGGCAACGCGCGTGCGCCGAAAGCCGCCCCAGGCGACCCTGCCGAAGCTGAACCTGCGGATGATCCCGCTCAACCAGCTCCGCATCACGGCGCTGAACGTCAACGTGACCAACGCCGAGGAAGACATTGCCTCGCTCGCGCGCAGCATCGCGACCCGCGGCCTGAAGCAGAACCTGATCGTGGTCGACGAAGGCGACGGCAGCTTCGGCGTCATCGCCGGCGGCCGCCGGTACCGCGCGCTCATGCGCAATTGCGGTGAGGGCCTGATCCCCGAGGATCATCCGATCCCCTGCCTGATCGAAGCCGCCGAGGAGGCGCGGGAGACGAGCCTCGAGGAGAACCTGCAGCGCGTCGCGCTGAACCCCGCCGACGAGGTGACCGCCTACGCGACGATCGTCGCCGAACATGCCGAGGAGGTCGACCCGGTCGCCTATACCGCGCGTCGCTTCAACGTCGGCGAGCGCCATGTCGCGCAGCGCCTCAAGTTGGCAGTCCTGGCGCCGGAGATCTTCGACGCGCTGCGCGCCGGCACGATCCGGCTCGACGCCGCCGGCGCTTATGCCGGGTTCGACGACCAGGACCTGCAGATGCAGGTGTTCCGCGCCGAGGAGGCGCGGCAGTTCGGCACCAAGCACGATCCCCGCAACATTCGCGATTCGCTGCGGGGCCGGACCTATCCGGCCTCGATCGACCAGGCGCTCTATGTCGGGATCGATGCCTATGTCGCCGCCGGCGGCCGCGTCGACCGGGACCTGTTCCTGGGCGAAGCGGAAGGCGAGCGGCTGCTCGACCCGGCGCTGGTCGACCGGCTCGCCCGTGAGAAGGCGGAAGCCGAGCTGCCGGCGGCGATCGCCGAATGTGGATTCGGCGACGGCATGCTGGCGACGACCTTCGCCACCCTGCCGATCTGGCCGCCGGCACCGGAGGGTTATCGATTCGGTGCGCGGGCAGAGAGTTCGGAGACTGTATGGATCGTCCCGGCGTACGACGTCCGGCCCACTGCGATCGGGATCTTCGCGCCGCGCTTCGGCAAGCTGTCGCCGATCGGCTGGTTCGTGCCGATCGCGCCGGCGCCGGCGCCGACGGGGCCGGCCGCCCGACCTGAGATCCCTGCGGATCCCGTCGACCTGCAGGATGCAGGT